CTCGTAAGGCGTCTCGCTGGCGAAGGCCAGCGTGGCGGTGCGCGCTTCCTCGTTGATGGCGGCACGCTCTACCTGCAGGGCGCGCTCGGTGCGGCCCTTGGGCAGGGCACGCTGGAGATTGGCTGGCAACTTGCTCATGCGCTGCATGGTGCGGCGCCTGGTGTCAAGTGCGTAAGGCAAGCGGCTTGACACCGCGCAACTTCAGCGCCCCAGGAAGATCAGGTCTTCTTGCCGCTTGCGACGCGGCCGGCGCGGGGTGATGGGGATGAAGGGGACATCACGCCAGGGGCGGTCGCTCCAGTAGCTGGGCTGGTCGGTGCTGCCGCCGCCCGCCACGCCGGATGCGGCAAACGTGTCGATTCCCGTCTCAATGGCCGCCAGCGCGCCCTGCACCAGCACGATGCCCGTGGCGCTGAGGGTGTCGGCGCCGGTTTCCACTGCAGCCAGGCTGCCCGTGATGGCGTTGGTGGCGGTGCCAGTTGCGGCAAAGGTGTCGGCGCCGGTTTCGGTGGCGGCCAGCTCGCCCGCGATGCGGACGACGCCTTCTGCGCTGAGGGTGTCGGCGCCGGACTCGACGGCCGACAGGGTGCCGGTGATGACTCCGGGCCCTGCCCCGCCCGATTGGAGCAGGGTCAGAAACATGGCTTAGGGCGCCAGCGTCTTGAGTTGAGACAGGGTGGCTTCAGTCTCGGCGATCTGGGCATCGAGCGATGCCACTTGCACCGCGTCCCCCAGGTTGGAGGCGGATGTGCGCAACTGGCTGAGGTACGCCAGGCGCCGCGACACCATCTGGATCAGGTCTTCAATGGTCATGTCACACCACCTGTTGGCGCAGCAGAACGGTTGAGGTGTTCAGCAGCATGTAGATGTAGTCGATCTCGGTCGCGCCGTCTTTGTAGGTCACGTCGAACGCGGTGTCACCCAGGACGGCCGCGCCTTGCGTGTAGGTCATCACGCCCCACGGCTGCATGGCCTGCTCGGCGAGGTCGAACGCGAACCACCGGACGGTGGCTTCCTTGGCGATGTAGAGCCTGTCCTTGCAGTAGCTGTATTTGGTGCCCGTGGTGAGAGTTTCGACAGCCGGCGCGTAGCTCACCGCTTCCCAGGTGTTGGCCGCGATGTCATACCGGTCCAGCAGGGCGCCGCCAGCACCTCGGAAGGAGTAGAGGTAGCGGCCGTTCTTGATGGCGCTCTCGTTGTTCCAGTCGGCCGCGCTGACGCTGTGAATCCAATGGCCCGACATGCCCGTGCCAGGGGCGCCGCCACGCGCCACGCCGGGCGCCAGCGTCGTCCAGGTGTTGGCGCTGATGCTGTAGCGGTACAGCGTGACGGCGTTGTTGCCCAGGTAGTAGAGGTAATCGTCGTTGCCTTCGATGCTGTACTCGCTGGTGGCGTCGGGTGTCACTGTCCAGGTGGGGACAGTCAAGGTGGTGCCGGTGTTGCTGGTGATGGGGCGGATCTGCCCAGCGCCCGTGCCGGCGCTGATGCGAACCTGAGAGTTGGCCCACTGGTTCGTGGCCCACGTCTTCGCACTGTTTACCAGGGTGGTGCCGGTGGCTCCCGTGGCGGTGCCGGTGGCGAAGCTCTTGAAACCGCCATCGACCCAGGCCGGGGTGCCGCACATCTTGCCGTCAGTGCCCAAGCTGGCCGGCAGGCCGGTCTGCGACAGCGTGGTCCAGGTGTTGGTGGCGAAGTCGTACTTTCGGAAGCTCCCCGCCGCCAGCGTACCGGCGCCGACCACGAAGAACACCGGCGTTTTCAGCCGGTACTGGCTGGTGTTGTTGAACGCCACTGCCTCGGCGCCCTCAAACGTGATGACCGCGTTCGCTCCGATGGTGTTCGACGCGATGGTCTTCAGCTTGCCGGCGTTGGTGCCGCCCGTGAAGAAGACCGAGTAGCCGCGCAGATCACGGGCCAGGGTCTGATTGGTCGTGATGCTGGTAGTCGTGCCAGCGGTTGCCGTCAAACTGGAGGCGCCGACGGTGGTGCCGGTAGAGAAGCTGCCGGCCGTACCCGAGGCGCCCGCACCGAACGTGCCGGCCAGGGCGGGCGAAGGCACCGCGACAAAGCCGTCTTCGTTGGGGTTGTAGAGCTGCGCCCCGGTGTTGCTGGATATCAGCAACTGCTGCTGCCGGTAGTGGCGGCTGGAAATGATGAAGTGCGCGGCGGCTGTTGCCTGGGGCGCAATGGTGACGAACTCCCAGCGCTTGAGGTCGAGGAGCTTGCGGTTTCCGTTGGTGGTTGGCATGTCAGCTCACCGTGATGTTGCGGCGCAGGGAGTCGGCGCCGAGTCTCATGAGAGACGGAATCTGCTCGGTGGCCGGCAGGCCGCCGATCTGGGTTTGGTTCGTGAGGGTGTTCAACTGGTTCACCGTGGAAATCGTCGCCAGCGTCAATCCGCCGCTCATCGCGTCGATGGCGACCCGCATGCGCGCTGCGGTGTCGGGCTGCATCTGGCCCATCGTGCGGGTCAGTGCCTGGATCGCCATTCGCATGGCCTCCAGCGCTTCGATGGCTTCGCCGTAAAGCGCCATCGGCACCGGATTGGTCTGCGATGCGGGCGTTGGCACGCCGCCCTGCAGATGCTCGATCAGCGCCTTCTGGTGGTGGGCGCCGCCATCGAGGTCGGTGGCGACGTTCGCCCCTGAACCGGGGGTGTAGCCAAGTTGTGATGCGGCCATGCCTCAGTACCTCAAGCGTGCGTGAATGCCGCGGTGTTGATCGTGACGGTCTGGCCGGCCGTGATGCTCACGCTGTCCAGGATGACGTCAGCGGCAGACAGGCCCACGGTCAGGCCGGTGATGACGTCCGTGCCGCTGCTGTCGCGGATGCGGGCGGCGGCGGCTGTGCCGGTGGCGTTGGCGCTGGTGTCACTGCGCGGGAAGTTGCTCAGGCTGAGCACGCCACCGGTGACGGTGCCGGACGGGTCGTCCAGCGTGACTTCAATCAGCACCGTGCCCATGCCTGTGGTGCCAATCTGCAACACGCCTGGGCCGCTGCCGGCGTCGATCTGGTCCCGCACGGCCGTCATGCGGGCGTTTTTCACTGCGGTCGTGTAGTTGACTGCCATGGTGTCGGTCTTTCAGGTGACGCGGCTGGGGTTCAGGCGCCAGGCTGCTGGCCGCGCAGGGCGTTCATGCGGGCGTGGTGCTCGCGCTCTTCGCGGGCGTCGGCTCTGCTGCGGAAATACAGGTTCACCACGAAGCCGGCCAGGCCGAGGACGATGCCGGCCAGCACCGCGGCTTCGCTGCTGACCAGCCAGCCGCCCAGCGTGACGCTGGCGCCTGTGTAGGTGGTTTTTGAGGCGGCGCTGGCGATGGTGGCGTCTACCGTTTGCTGGGCGACGTGGTGTTTCAAGTCCATGGGCGGCCTCAGCGCTCGTAGGTGGTGACGGTGCGGGTGATTTCGTCGTTGGCGTCACGCTCGACGGTCTGCACGCTGCGGGTGGGGTGGTTGTCCACCAGGGTGACGGGGGCAGGCTGCACCTGGTTCACCACGTTGACGGCCGGCACTTCGGCGCGCACCTCGGGCATGATGGCCTCGACGGTGACGTTGGGCGCGGGGATAACGATGGGCATGTTCTGCACGTCCTCTCGGATCTGGCTGAGCGTGGCGCGGTGCAGGGCGGCGATTTCGCGCGACATCTGCTCGGCCTGGGCGGTGTCAATGCCCACGTGCACGCTGACCGGGGCCGGCGCGGGTGCGGGGCGCTCCAGCGCACGGGCCAGCACTTCCACCATGGCGGCCTCGGGCGCGGCGCGGCTGGCGGCGGGTTCAGCCGCAGGGGCCGGGGCGCCTGGTGCGCCTGGTGCCCCTGGTGCGTTCGCGCCGGGGGTGGCGTCATAGGCGGTCAGGCGCACGCCGTATTCGGCGGCCAGGTCTTGCGCGGCTTTGATGGCGGCCAGGGTGTCGTCGAAGTCGTACCCCATCGCGGCGCTGAGGTCTTGCGGGCTCATCAGGCCGGCCTTGACCTTGAGGATGTTGGCCTCGGTGTCGGCCTTGGGGTCTACCCAGTCCCACCGGCGGGGCTGCCACTGGTGGGCGCGGAACTTGTCGAGCTTGGCGGCGGGCAAGGCGCTGCCGTTGGGCATGAGGATCAGGCCCTTGAGCAGGCACCACTGCAGCCAGGCCTGGTACACGGGTTCGAGGAAGGCGGCGATGAACCATTCCTGGTCAGCGGCCCAGCGGTCACGCTCCTCCAGCGTGCCGCTGCGGATGCTTGAGAAGTTCACGCCTTCCAGGTCATTGGCCAGGCTGTGGTACGCGATGCCCCAGCCGCTGGCGATGCGCTGCAGGTGGTGTTTGACGAAGGGGCCCACCACCTGGTCTGGGTAGCGGGATTCATGCGCCTGGAAGGTGACGCCGGGGGGCAGCACGTCATAGGTGCCGGGCTGGCTGACGGTGATGGATTCGCCCTCACCTTCCACGGCGCCGATGGGGCTTTGGCCGTCAGGCGTCTGGAAGAAGCCGAAGTGGTTGGCGCCGTTTTCGGCGGCCAGCAGCGTGGCCAGGCTGAACTTGCCCAGGTGGTGCAGGCTGAC